CTCGAAGGAAGCATACCGCGGATCTTGGCAATAGTTATGTCAGTTCCGGAGTAATACTCCTTACCGCAAGACTCTCTGAACAAACCAGTCCAGAAAGACTTAGCGCGATTTACCTTGAGGCCAAAAGCCTCTAGTAAATCGGAGACAACTTGGGCGTGTTCTACAGGGACGATAATATCATCCCCATAGACTCGCACCCTACCTAGATACAGCTCCTTGAGCTGTTTCCAGGGGACCGTCGGTTGTGCTCGATGCAAAGCAATGAAAATGATAGTCGCGAAGACCATCGCTTCCATTGGAAAGCAAAGAGCTGAACCCATAGACGCGAACTTGGCCAAACGGACGATGCCGTGGCCAGGCACATCTGCTCTACGAGTGCGAGTCGCATCCACTGCCTCTAAGAGGTAGGGATGTCCGCTCATCATCTCGCGTACGAGCTGATTGGAAACCATATCAGATGCATCACTCAAATCGAGTGTTGCAAGTTCGCCACGAAGCGAACCTAGTCGAGCCATTTCCTGGTTAGGGATTTGGCTTTCGTAGCTGATATAGGACCAAGCGTATTTACTACGCTTGATCCCACTCTCAATACTGTGGCGAAGAGCCTGCTGCATATACATGACAGAGGTTTGTTCTACCGCAATAATGCGAGGGGTTTTCAGCGTTTTAGGCACACCTATTACCTTGACGGGATTAGGTGTACCAGGCACGGAACTACCTGATTGAGACCTCTCAAGGAAGTCTCTCCAGTTGACGCACCCGAACTCCCCAAAGGAGAAGACGGACTCCAACTGATCAGGCCAGGAGCTATTCGTCCACTTTGCGTTTCCGTAAAGTTTATCGTTAGTGGCTCCAGGTCCATGGCTAGGCTTGAGACGCCTCTCTCGGATATCCTTAGATACCGATAGAAATACGTCATCAAACAGCCAAGAGGCCGCAATCTTGAATTCCTTCAGCGAAGAAGTTCTCAGATTGTCGAACTCACGGACATGTTCCTCGTTCGTGATGTATCGATCGAATGCAGCCTGCTCCCTTTGCATTGTGCAAGGAAGCAGGATTTTCGCTGCAAATCCAGTAATCTGGAGAAGGCAACGAATAGCATCGATCATGGAAGATGACTTGCTGTCATCTTCCAGCCATTCATCACGCAACCGCCCAGTCGACGGTTCAAACACGAGCTCCAAGAATCCCTGTAGAAATACGGGGGTCTTGCACAACCTCTTCCTTTTAAAGGAATGGAAGTGATCGGGAGCTACCTGTCCATCGGCTAAGGCCCTTTGGAGGTCTTTGCCGAAAGCAGGTAAGGTTATCGTTAAAAACGATAACCCTTCGTGTTCAACTCGAGCGAGAAGTGTTTCCACATCTCGCTGGGTGTCGACGCCGCACAAAGTACCAGATTCCTCTAGCACTTTAATGTGGAGATTTGTTAGGCTATTCATAGTTGCTCCTTTCAGGGCTAACTATCCCTAGCCATAACATTCAATCGATCCTCTCTTCACTAATTTAAATTAGTGACGGCTACGCG